CGGACCGCCCGCCTCAGGGGTGTAGGTGACGGTCGCCGCGAAGGTCGTGCCGCGCTTAAAAGTGACTGAGGTCGAGCAGGTCATGGCGTCTTATTGATGCGGGAAGTGGAAGGGGGGAGGCAGGTTAGAGGGGCATCCCGACAGGCGAGATGATACTCGTCAGGATTGAGGGCTTGGCGTACCCGCTCCAAGCGCCGTTCCAAGCGTCCGACTCTGCGTCATACTGAGGCCAGCCAGTAAATGGAGAAGGGTCTCCAGCGACTTCTAGGACGACTCCGTAGAATTGAATGATGTTTGGTAGGGTGATAGTCCCGATAAGTTCTTGAGTTACGTCCCAGACGTTCGTCGTTCCGTTCCAAATGATAGAGGCAACTAAGACCCGTTGGCAGTTGTAGTTATATTGAACAGGGGTCGTCTGTCCGCCGGTGATTAAATAGCCAGCGGGTGAGCCGTCTACGTCTAAGGTCGTCGCTCCGATACCACCGTACAGTCTAATGCTGTCGGTCGTGTCAGTTTCGCCCCAAGGGGTCGTCTTGTCAAAAGCGTCGCTAGCGTCAGCCATTACCACTAAAGCAGGACCGCGAAACTCCGAGGCTTGGTTAAGAGGTTGCCGGACAATGTAGACGCCCCAGCTGTCAGAGCCTTCGGCAGCTGCGTTGGCAATCGTGATAAACCCTTCTGAGTCTGCCCAGGGGCTAGAGGCATTTGTGCCCGTAGTCTTTGAGCCTGTAGGGTAAGCCCAGATGCCAGTGAGGTCATACTCGGCAGACGTTGCGTCGAGGCCTGTACCCGCCCAGACGTCTTGCGTGATAACGCGGCCCTTGCACGTAAAGACATTATTACCCGACACTAGGACTTCAAACTGCTCAGGGGGTACGAATGGAGCCGGGTCCGTGTAGGGCTGGTTGATGTCCAGCGTCGTTCCGTGAACTGAAGTGCTAAAAGAAAACCCTACTCCTGGTTGAATAGCCATTAGATGTTAGTGTAGACGTAGTCGTCCCAGCCAGTCTTTGAGTAACGGATCTCGTAGTTGATTTTGTACAGAGAGCCAAACTGCTCGACGTTGACTTGCGATAAAAGGTTTACGTTTCCAATGTTTGCGACTGTCCCAACAGGGGCCCAAGAGGGTAAGAGTTCAAACACGCCCCAAGTTGCGGTCGCGGTTGCCGTATTAAGGAGAGCAAGCAGCGCCTGAACGTCGGCAAGTTGAGTGCTATACATTACGCCAGAGTAAGAAGTGACCGTGGCAAGGTAGTTTGTCTTGCCGTAGAAGCTGGGGTAGATGGGGTCTACGAAACCGATAAAGCGACCGCCGTCTTCGGACTCAAAGCAGGCACCGTTAGAACCAGTGAAAGACAAAGTGTCTGGTCCCTTAGGAGTTGTCTTTGACTGCACGCGTGGTCCGAGAGTATCTTCTGTATATGGACCAGCGCCCGCGATCACGCCCGCGAAGAGCGGGTCAGCCGTAAAGAAGTTAGGGTGCGAGGTCAGCGGTTCGCTCGTCAGGCCGTTAGCCGATGAGGTGTTAGGGTTTGTGCGGGCTCCGCTGTTCACGGAGGGGTCGATGCCGACGTAGTCCACCGTCACCGTCGCCATGTCTAACGAGTCCCAGCTGATACGCCACTTGTCGATTTTAAGGTAGGTATAGGCAGGGTCTGGGTGGGCGGTCCCTTTGACTAGAAAGGCAGTTAACGAGGAGGTGTAGTCGGCCTTATAGACGCTGACCGATGTGTGCAGACCGAAGCCGTCAGAGACGACAGTCCAGCCGGATTGCAGGATAGGGGTGACGAGGGTGTCGCCTGTGTTTACTATAGCCATTGGTGGAGATTATTTGCTGCCCGCGAGCATAGAGCCACGGGATGGGATTGGGGATTTAGTAAAGTCAGTCGGGACACCGCCGCCCGGTGACTTGCTGTTTAAGGACTCAAGTAGGGCAGTCTGCTTGCGGGACTCTTCGAGCTGCATGGTCATAGCCTCCATGACAGGGTTAGCGCCGACGCCGACGACGTTGCCAAAGCCTTCGGGGGTCTTGAATGATGTCGGGCCGGTAGGTGCCGCGGCGGGGACAGCGGCAGGGTTCTTCTTAATGTCCTCAGCAATCAGGGCTTGGACTTGGTCTTGAACTGCCTTGTCCTGAGACATTAGTTTTCGTCTAGCGGCGTCTGCTATTGCTTGAACGTCGCCTCCTAATGTGACGGCCTTTATAAGTTCGTTTGCCCCTTTGTTAAAAGACGCGACTGGACCGGGTGCAGGAGCAAGCATTTTTTGACCTCTTGGATCGCTACGAAGAAACTCCTCAGTAACGTCTTCACGGGTAGTCTTTGCCTCTTCTACTTTTTCCTTAGACTTCTTTTCATTGTTTCGCTTATTTTCGTAATACTTGTCTTCGGCTGACATCAGCTCGTTAGTGTTATTGATAGCTGCTTGATGGGCGTCATCGCTCTTCTTCTGGTTGTCGGCAATGGCTTTACCGATAAAGGCCAACACCGTTGTCAGGAGCGCCATCGGTCCAAGAAAGGACAGAAAGATGTCCTTAAAGGATGTGCCAAACTTCTTGCCAATGTCTTCAACCTGTTTGCCAAAGCCAGTCGTCGCCGACTTGGCCTTGTCCATAGCCTGAGGAACGTCCGAGGTCGTCTTGATATTTACTTCTAGGGATTGGGCCATGTTATTCGGTCTTCTCCTTTGCCGAAGTGGAAGCAGCCGCCGCCGCCTCGGCTGCCATATAGGCCTCTTCCTCGGGGGTCATTATCTTGACCTCGGCTCCCTTGCGAATGGCTAGCGCTGAGTTAAGCCAGATGGCTTGACACTCCGGCATCTCCCAAGCCCGCTGCTCTGGGATGCCCGACGCGATCAGGTTGGCGACGATAGCCAGGGGCCACGGTACGCCCGTCTCTCCTCCGCTCTTCTTACCGTCCTGCTCCCAGAACTTGGGCCAGTCGTGGATCAGGATATAGCCGGCAAAGGCGTTAAGCAGAGCCTCGAACTTCTTAGGATGGTTATTAAGGTAGGAGATGCGGGCTTTGTCGATTAGGCCGACCTCCCCAAGCCTTTCCTCGGCGCATACCTTACAGGCGAAGACAAGGTCGGCGGGTGTAATGCCGCGGTCGCCCGTGATCAGTGGGGAGTTAAACGCCAGCAGTCGCACGCGGTACTTGAGGCACCACGGGTACATAGAACGACCCAGCAACTTAAAGGGAGCCGGGTCGATGTAGGCGTTTAGGAAGCGAGGGTCCACGCCGTGACTATGCCCCTACTCGGGGCTGGGTCAATTAAGGCGTTACGCCTTCGTAGTCCGTCGCCGTAATAGAAACCGAGGTAAAGTCCTTATTGGAACCCTTCTGAGTAATGGCGGTGATGGTGCCGACATAAGACACCGAGGCCGAGCCGCTTGGGTAGGCCGTGTCGGCGTTAATCGTGAAAGAGAAACTAGCACCTAGGACAGGCATACCAGAGGTCTTGCAGATACCGTCTACGGTAATCTCGGTTTTACGGTCGTCGTAGCGGGCCGTCTTGGTCAGGCCAGTCTCATCGGCTACCGTGCCCGACAGGTTAAACGTGGCGTTGACCGAGTAGGACTGGACAAAGAGGTTTGTGACCGTCCCGTTGACACCAAAGAGGCAAGTTGTTCCAGTAGATACGGCAGCCATGATTACTTTTGCAAGGGTTGGAAACCTTACGGGGCGAGACAGGTGATGACCGAGAAGGCAAAGGAGGTCGCCCAGCTGCGTTCGTCAATCCCCTCGTCCTCGGAAACAATGCCAACGTCGTAGCAAGTCGCGTCCCCGCCAGAGACAAAGGCGGCCTTAATGCTGACTAGGTCACGCATATTCCCGACCAGGGCGGCACACCGGGTGCGGTGATCGGCTAGGGTCGTGTCGTCGGCGTTGGAGAATAGGGTGATGCGGACCGAGCAATCGTAGTTCCCCTCGCCGTCAGGTAGGCTGGCAGGGGGTCGGGCAGAGTCGCAAAGGACGACGGCCTTGGGCAGGGTCTGGGTCGCGGCGTTGTCCCCCGTGAGGAAGGACACCGTGGTAAGCCCAGTCTGGGTCGAGAGGTAGGTCGCGAGCGTAGACTCGACGATGTGACGGATGGAGGCGGTGCCCATACCTTTGCCACACTTGGAAGGGATAGGTATTGACGAGAGGGCTCATAAGGGCTTTAGTAGTCCTATGAGCCAAGCCCTGGTCGACTTTTACGCTATGTTTGAGAAGGCCACGCCTAGGCTTACCAAGCCACGCGCTGCCAAGCCAAAGGGTAAAGCCATGCTGGCTCGTCTTTATGACGGCGAACTACCGACCTCATACGTTTGCGAGCCTAAGGTTGACGGGCTTCGCGTGATCATAACGGCTGACCTTGACCAAGGCCGCGTCTCCTTTGAGACCCGCAACGGCAATCCAATGCCGTCCCTTGACCACCTAGCCGGCGAAGTCCTGCATCTCTTGCGCTATCGTCAAGGCGTCTGGACTCTTGATGGCGAGGCCGTGTCGGGCACGTCGTTCTTTACTTCGGTTGGCGACCTCCGTTCCCAAGCCCCTGCCGACGATGCCCGCTTGTGGCTCTTTGACCTTCCCTCGTGCGTTGGTGATTACAGGGGCCGCCGTGCCACGCTGGAGGCTTTGTTCTCCGAGTCCTATGCAGAGTCCCTCTTACTCATCCCAAGCGTCTCTTGCACCCCAGAGGAGGCCTTTATCCGCTTTACCTCTGAGGGCTTTGAGGGTGCTATGGTTAAAGACACTTCGGCCCTGTACGCCCACGGCATACGCTCAAGGGCTTGGCTCAAGGTCAAGGACTGCGATACCACCGACGGCGAGATTGTCGATATCGTGGAAGGGTCAGGCAAATGTGCTGGCATGGCGGGGTGCGTCATCGTGCGCTGTGGTCGGCGGGATGTTAGCGTCGGTACGGGCATGGACGAGGCCACCCGCCGCGAACTGCTTGCCAATCGCTCTCAGCTACTCGGTAAGGTCGCCGAGGTGGACTTTC